TCAAACATTTACATTGCCTTCATCTAAGGTCGTGAGAATACCTGTGGGAAGTCAACTGACAATACCAGGTGCAGCGACTTACTTTGATGTGGTCTTGAAACTTGGTGGAACTGAGAAATCAGAAACCTATCGCATCAACATCAAAGACGAGTGTACCAAATATGATACAACGGATATCTTCTTTATGAACCGACTTGGTGGATTTGATTCGTTCAGATTCAATATGGTTCGGAGAGATACATTTGAGGTGGAGAGAAAGCAATTCCAATCCAACCCATATACGCTCGGTGCGACATACGGTTATGCGACAAGTGTTCGCACTCGTTCAAACTATCACACCAAAGCAAGTCAGAAAGTCAAGTTAAACTCAAACTGGATAGATGACACGGAATCAGTTTGGTTGCGTGACTTGATTGAATCACCCGTTGTTTATATGTACGATGGGACTTTGTATGCAGTCAACATAGATAATGCCGTATACGAGCAGAAAAAGGGCGTACAAGACAAGATGTTCAACCTTGAACTTGACATCACATTGTCATTCGCTGACAAATCGCAACGCTTATGATCAGGTTATTAGTCAATAACTCACCAGTTGACCTATCGGACAATTTTGACATACTTATTTCCAAGTCAATTGCCGACATCAAGTCACCCGAAACGAGGTCAAGTGAGTGGACAAAGACGGTTGTCATTCCTGGTACTCGTGCCAACAACAAGTTATTTGGTCACATCTTTGAAGTTGAACAAACGATTCAAGGAACAACGCAGTTTGCACCCGATTTCAATCCTAACAAGAAAGCGGATGTGGTTGTTTTGCTTGATGAGATTGAGCAGCTGAGAGGATTCATTAGGTTGATTCAAATCAATGTGCTGGATTCTACCGATATCCAATACGAATGTTCTTTGCACGGACAAACGGCTGATTTATTCACGAGCATCGCAGACCGCAAACTGAATGTGTTAAACTTCAGCGAATACAACCACACCTTGTCAAGTGGTTCGGTGATAGATTCTTGGGATACTTCAATCACTTACAATTCAAGTCCACAAGCGTTTGCATACGGAAGTGGTTATATGTACGCAATGATAGACAAGGGATATTCAAACACGCAGAACATCACGCAGTTTGAAGTCGCATCAATGACACCTTGCTTGTATGCCAAGACCATCGTTGACAAAATATTCAGCAATGCCGGGTATTCCTATACATCGGATTCGTTCTTTAATAACGCACGATTCAAACGCTTAGTAATTCCACCACCAAACGGATTGACGGTTAGTGCTGGAGTGATTGAAGCAAGGAAATTCCAAGCAACTAAAACTGCGAGTCAGTCAATGCAGTTGAACGAAACAATCATCTTTGACAATGATTCAACTTCAGGCAACTTTGACAATGGTGGGAATTACAATGTTGCTGGAATTTACACCGTTCCTGCGATGGGGGATTATACCTTTGAATTGACAATCCTTTCAGCTTGTACATTGACAACCTATGTTCCACCAGCACCCATCACGGAGGTGGATATTTCAATCGGAATCTTTGTCAATGGCACAATCATCAAATCTGCGGTGATCACTCAATACTTCAGTTCAATGACTCACAACTTGTTGTTTGGATTACAAGCACGAAGCGGTGATACGGTTGAATTCAGATTGGTACAAGTGAGGGATTCCGCCTATGGACAAAGTTTGTCCAATGCACAATTCAATTTTGATGTGTTGATGAATTCAGTTTTGCTGAATGATTGTCAAGCATCTACCTATGGATACAATTCAACGGTTGATTTCTCGCAGTTCTTAAACTCCGAAGTCAAGCAATCTGATTTGTTGATGTCGTTTGTCAAGATGTTCAACTTATACATTGAACCAAGTCAAGACCAACCGAAGATTCTGCGATGCGTTCCAAGAGATGAATTCTACAATGGAAGCAATGTAGATTGGACAAAAAAACTGGACTATTCAAAGCCAGTTGAGATTGTGCCGATGGGTGACCTTGATGCAAACCCTTATGTATTCAGTTACAAAGAAGGTGCAGATACATCAAACAAGCAGTATCAAGAAATGTATCAGTCAACCTATGGTTCACGAACCTACAAAGTTGACAATGACTTTGTAAAAACTGAGAAGAAGATTGACATCGTATTTTCGCCAACTCAAATCAAGAATTATCCAAACGCACAAAAGAACTTTGTGTTGAGTTATGTGGAAGCGGAGAAGGATGGTGACTTGCGTATAATGTACTACGGTGGTTTGCAGTCCGATGTATCTTGGAGATTATATTCCATCTCCTATATGTTGCCATACTACTCAAATCGTACAAAGTTACCAATGACGATTCACTATGATTCAGTTACTGCACCGACATTTGATATTCTTTTTGGGATGCCAAAAGAACTGGGTGTTGGTGCTGGTTATCAGTACAACAATTCAAACCTTGTCACCAACTACTACTATCGTTTCATCACCGAGATCACCAATAAGAACTCAAAGATTCTACGAGCTTATTTCAAAATCAGCCCGTTGGATTGGTACAATTTGCGATTCAACAACCTTTACTTCTTTGAAGGTCAGTATTGGAGATTGAACAAGGTCAACGATTACAACCCCGTTGAAGATGGCGTGTACGAATGTGAATTCCTTCTTGCTCAATTTATCCCACCGGCAACACAAACTATCAAAGTGATTGGTTCGGGAACTGCTGGAGGGAATCAAGGCGAAACATACGGAGATATTTATCCAAGCGGAAACAATCCAATCAAGCCAGGTATCAAAGGCGTAAGCGTTGGAACAAGTCAAGGAAGTGGAATGGGTGTTTTTGTGGGAACGGAAGTTGTCAATTCTCCAATCAATGTTAACAATTCAGGACTTGGATTGGCTGGTGTTTCATTCCCGATTGGAACTGACGGAAGCGTTGCACTTGTCTGCAATGACTTTGAAGTCACCAAATCAGATACACTTTACATCGGAAACTTTGAGATGTATCCCAACTTTCTGAGTGGTGGATTGGTTCAAACAATCACGGCAAATTACACGGCAACAAAAGATGATCATATGTTCTTGGTTGATACAACTGCTGGTGCAGTCACAATCAGTTTGCCTGACCCAACTGGATTGAGCGGAAAGACATTCATTGTCAAGAAAATCACAAGTTCAAACCAAGTCACAGTTGACACGGTTGGAACTGCCAAGATTGATGGAGCAGATACGCACAATCAAAATGCGATATATTCAGCACACACATTCACAACGGATGGAACAAATTATTTCATAATTAACAAACTATAATGGCACTAAACGCAACGATTGACCTAACCGTCAAAAAACCTGACTTCAAATCAATGAAGGCAGAGATAAGAGAACTAACTATCGCAGCTCAACAAGCGGTTATGCAGTTCGGTGAATTCTCACCTGAAGCCGTCAAAGCCGAAAAGGCACTTGCCGGTGCGAGAGATAGGATGGAGGATTTTAGTGATCGTGTGAAAGCGGTCAATCCCGACAAGTTTGCACAATTGCAAGTTGTTGTTTCGGGTGTTGCTCGTGGATTCCAAGCGGCACAAGGTGCAATGGCGTTGTTTGGAAACGAATCAAAGGACTTGGAAAGGACAATGATCAAACTTCAAGGTGCGATGGCACTTGCCGATGGTCTTGAGGGTCTTGGCAAAATTCAACAACAATTCAAAGCAATTTTTACTGATGTAATTGCTGGAGCGAAGAAAGCATTTGCAGCAATCAAAGCTGGTATCGGTTCAACAGGTATCGGATTAATTGTGATTGCACTTGGCTCAATCGTTGCATATTGGGATCAAATCAGATTCGCAATTATGGGCGTTTCCGAAGAAACCAAAAAAGCGAAACTTGAACAAGACAAATACAATCAGAGCATCAAGGAGTTGAATCGTGAAAGAGAATTATTGTTGTATGGTGAATTGGCAGCAAAGAAATCCGAGTTGCTTGACATTGAAACTGAAACAAATAATCTATACACTAAACAAGGAAAAATTCAAGAACGCTTAAAGGTTATTGCTCAAAGTAGAGCATTGACAAATACCGAACACGGAAAAGCGGAAGAAGCACGATTGAGAGCAGAATTTAACGCTGCTCAACTACGACTTGAGAAATTAACAAACCTTGAAATTGCAGCAACCAACGCCATCACCAAACTTGAAAAAGATGATGAAGCAAGAAAAGAAGCTGATAGAAAAAATCGTTCAGACAAGAAGCAATCACAAGCGGACAAAGAGGCACAAAAGGAAAAAGACCGTCTTGAAAACTTAGCACGATTACAACAAGAATTACTGGAAGCCGATAGATTGAGAAGGTTGTCATTGGCGAAAACCGAAGAAGAAGAACGCAAAATCAAATTTGACAATGAACGACTTGCACTTCGTGATAAATATCAAAAGGACTTAAAAGATTTTGAAGGCAATCAAGAAGCGTTAAAATTAATTAGATTAAGATACCAAAGTGATACTGCGACTGCTCAAACAAACTTCAATAAACAAGAAGAACAAAAAGCAAAAGACCAAGCCGCCAAAGATCAGCAACTTCAAAATGAAGCACTCAAAAATCTTGTTACCAGTACTGACAAGTTTAATGCTAAATACAAAAAGAACCACGAAGAACGACTTACAGCAGATGCAGCAGAAAAGCAATCTAAAGAAGATTTATACAAAGCATCAGTAGATTTGGCAAATGCAGTAATTGATCTTGCTGGTGAACAATCCAAAACGGGGAAGATTCTTGCAATAAGTGTAATTGCAGCCGATACGGCAATGGCACTTTCAGGTGCATTAAAAGTCAGTCAATCTCCATCACCTGACAACGTGGCAACGGGTGGTCTTGCTGGTGCAGCAAAGTACATCGGATTGGCAGCAATGATTTTGACCAATGCCAAGAGAGCAAGAGATATCCTCAAAGGTGGTCAGCCATCCGCACCAGCACCAGCACAAATGAATGGCGGAGGAATGGCACAAATGGCAGCACCAAAAATCAGCTCAACACTTCCATCAGTAAGCGGATTTGATACCAAAGTTTTTGTGACTGAAGGTGACATCAGACGGACAACTGATCGTGTAGATTCCACAAGAAAAGTATCCGTTGTAAAATAGTGCTATTTAGAAAAGATGAAACTACCAGTTTACAAATTAGACATCAACGAGTGGGACGAAGAGACAGGTCTTGACTTTGTTTCTCTTGTTGAAGCTCCAGCCATACAAAAGGACTTTCTCGCATTTGCAGAAATCACCCAAAGGTTTGAAATCAAGGATGAAGAAAAACGCATCGTGACGGGTGCAGCAATGATTGCTGATCTACCAATTTACCGAAGGGATGACATTCGTGGAGAATACTATGTGGTGTTTGACAAGGAGAGCATCTTCAAGATTGCTAAAAAGTGGGCAAGGTCAAACCAATACAACTCCGTGAACGCTCACCACAAAACACCGATTGCAGATGGCGTGAGCTTGTTTGAATCATACATCATTGACCGACAACGGGGCGTGATGCCACCGATGGGATTTGAAGAAGTTGCCGATGGTTCTTGGTTTGTCAGTTACCTGATAGACAACGAAGATGTGTGGTCAAAAGTCAAGTCGGGTGAGTTCAAAGGATTCTCCGTTGAGGGTGTTTTTGACTTCCCGGCTGATGCTGATGAACAACTGATTGAGCAAATGAAATCAATCCTTGCCAAATGGAATGGCAAATAAAATTGCAACACTATATAACAAACTCTAATTACTATACAAATGAACACTAAAGAAGTATTAACAGAAATTAGGTCATTGTTGGGATTCTCCGATGATGTTCTAAATCCTTCCGTTGAATTGGCAACCGCTGTGTTGACTGATGGAAGCACAATTGAATGGGAAGGCGAATTGGCTGTAGGTACTGCCGTATTCGTTCAAACTGCCGAAGGAAACATTCCAGCACCTGATGCAACTCACGAAGTTGAAGGTGGATTGTTGGTGACTACCGTTGCCGGTCTTGTGACTGAAATGGTAGAACCTGAAGTTGAAGTTGAAGTTGAAGTTGCTGCGGAAGAATTCGCAACAATGACTGCATTCAACGAAGTTGTTGCCAAGATGGAAACTGCCATTGCTGATTTGACTGCAAAGGTTGCATCATTGACTGCATCAAACAACACCCACAAAGAAGCAATGAGCAAAGCAATTGACTTGATTGAGAAAGTTGCTGATCTTCCTTCTGAAGAACCCACAAAAATCCCCGTTTCAAGCAAGAAAAACGACAAGTTTGAAGCACTCGCAAAATTCAAAAACTCACTAAACAAATAAAAAAATGTCATTTACCGTATCGTCCTTAGCCGCCTACACCAACGAGCAGTCAACTGATCTGTTGGTAAAAGCATTGTTCAGCAACAAAACTGCTGCAACTATGTATGCCGCAAACCAAGTGCAAGTTGGAGTAAAATCTGCTGCATCTTTGAACATCCTTGCTTCAACTGTCTACTTCCAAGCTGATGGTTGTGGTTACAACCCAAGTGGTGTGACTACCTTCACTCAAAGAAACATCACCGTTGGTGCTGTGAAAGTTGAAGAAACTCTTTGCCCTAAAACTTTGGAAGCAAAGTGGATGCAAACACAAATTATGCCTGGTTCACCAACAATGGTTCCTTTTGAGGAGCAGATTGGTAACGAAAAAGCAGCCGTGATTGCACAAACTTTGGAAACTGCAATGTGGCAAGGTGACACCGCAAGTGGTAACCCTAACTTGAGCCGTTTTGATGGATTCAGCAAGATCATCGCTGCTGCATCTCCAGTATTGGCAAACGCTGC